TGCAGAATTTACGGATAGTGCTGGGATCCGACTGAGAGGCAAATATTGTCAGTTAGTCGAGGGGGTTACGAGACGACAGGACACGGAAAATAGAAATATAAACGTGCCCTTCACAGCTAGTGGGTATGTAGCTGAAGATCAAGCAGTTGAAGCTTGATCGGCAAGGCGCTTCTGGTTGGCAGAGAGCGTCTTATAGAAAACAGAATGATTGGAATAATGGAGGCGAAGATAGGAACAAGTATTGGGCTTAGAAGTAAACTCGCGGGCATCAATGAAAAGCATCTGTTCATCCTTGAAGGAAATATGATCCTCTCCTCCAAACGGGTGAGGTTTGAAGACGAGGGGGTAACAATTCCTGACTTTCGAGCCAAAGACTAGCAGGAAAGAGGGAAGGAGAGGGTTACCCAGAGAAGGGATGGTCGCGGATGAAGGCGGGGAAGGCAATCCTTTCTTATCAGTATCAGGGAGAGGAAGGACGAAGTGGGGCAGAGCTTCAATGGGAATGGGCCAAGAAAGATAGGGACTCTGAACACGTTCAAGGGGAAGTGGAGAAGTGGTACCTGGAGGACCTAGGGAGCGCGGAGGCAGGGTTGGAGATGGGGTAGCAAGTCCATGATCCAGCTCAACGCCAGGTAAGATTCCCTAGGCGAAGGTGAGCTGTCGGGAAGTGGCGCGGGTCCAGGAAACAACTCCGGAAGTGTTGTCCTTTGATTCAGAGGTGGAAGAGGTGACATCAGCACGAGTCACACGGGGTCCACAAGTGGTATACTTGAAAACAAGGCAAACAGAGGCGGTGGCCTCACCAGTGGCAGTGCAGCCAAGGACGAGGGTAGGCATGTTACCAGCATTCAAGAGCGGATGAAGCAAAGGGGAAGTCATGGCGTCCATAGTGAGAAGGATGGAGCGAGTGGTAGGACGGAAAATGGAGAAAGAGTCAGAAATACCGTTGGGAGAGTTGGCGGCTTCGGCAGGGGAAAGAGAGGAAGTGGCAGAAGCAGCAACAGACCTCAAGGACGCTCCAACAGAGATAGTATCAGTGCTGGAGGGGACAATGGGGTTGATGACAACTTCCACACTCTCGAGAATCAGGCCGGGAAAGCCACCAATGTAGTCCATGAAGGTGGACCAAACGGGTAAAGTGAAATTAACACGAATGGGAGTAGTGGAAGAGACAGTGGGAAGGTAAACATTGAAAATGTTACCGGAAACGGATGTGTACTGGCGGAGGAGAATATCAACATAAGGATTAGCAGAAAGGGGCTGAGCAGAAGGGCCTGAAGTATCGGTCGGGGCGGACTGGTTAGTACTCATTGCTGGTCACGGGTTGGTAAATCATCGTGATCGTACAACTCACTGCCGCTAAAAGAAACTGTATGCTGACGCAAAAGATTCATTAAAACGGCTTCCAACTCTTCTTCTTCAGAAAGAAAAGAGAAGATGAAGGGTTGGACTCTCCAAGTGGGAAGCACCGAAGTGACTTGGAGGAAGAGCTGACGATAACGAGGGGACTTGTGAAGCAAATAGTAGCCAGGGATGTGGCGACGATGATTATGAAAGAACCAACAGTTCCATTCATGGGCAAGGGACTGCTCCTCAGTTAAATAAAGGTAAAGTGCGTCACTGAGAAGATAAGCGAATGAGTGCTCGAGAAAGTAAGAAGAGATAACGTCCAGAAGAGTGAGATTAGCTTCAGCATGATGAAGACGGGCAGCCATAAGGAGAGGTGACTTGAAAATGCCTCGAGACGTGAGACGCCAGGAGACAAATGTGGGGGCAGTCGAAACATTCTCCTTAGAGACCAGAGTGAAAAGGGTCTCAAGGTAACGCCAGCCAGGACGAAGGGTGGGTTGGCAGTTGAAGGAAGAGTCGTCACCACCAAAACAAAGAAGAGCGTCAGAAGGAAAGTTGTACTTGCAGAACGAATAAGCAATAGAGAAAAGAGTATTGAACAAGAAGGTGCTCCATTCACCAGTGAAACGCATGATAGAGAATGGGCCGAGCCAGGAGTAGGTCTCAGTCTTGAGCCAGTAATAGAAATCGAGGTAGTGACCAG